GTTCGGTCGTACTAATGTTAGGTTTACTAAAACCAAAGTGTTCAGCACCAAAGCAACCTCTAAAGGCTGTTTTAGTGGCGGGATACCATTAAATGGTAACGGGCAAATTGATGCATTTTTATGCTCTCAGTGCTCGTCTACCCGCAAAAATCTACTGAAGATTGCTAATGCTTCCTTTGACAACAAATCAAAGACTGTCCTAATTTATAGAAACCTTGCGGGATCTAAAATAGTCGAAGTTACGTCCTATAAGGCGTACCTTATGACGTGGGCACAGTGCAATCAATTTGTGAAGCAAAGCATCACAGGGAGATTGAGTAACGAAATCTCGAAGAGAAGTTATGAAAAAGATGGGTTATGGTTATATAATAACATAAACTTTACAATTTCAGCTTATCAATTCAGTGACTCGCTACCAGAACACCTCTGTTACTACAAATTTTCGATTACTAATCATAATGAATGTAACCGGTTTGTAGCAAGTAAGGTTAATTTCATTCCAGAACCGTATGGTAAGGAAAGAATTGCTGTAACTCCAAATTTTTGGATTCAGCAAACACTAGTGCCAATGCAGAAACATCTGCAAAGGTTACTTGGACTCATTACTGGCGATTACACAAAAGATCAAAATGGTGGTTTTAGAGCGTGCATGGAAAATTCCAATATCACGGGCTTTAACGCATCATACGATCATTCTACATGGACCGACCTCTACGGTAGGGACCTTCACTATATGTACTCTAGACCAATCTTTGGTCGTGAATTATCATTATGTGTTATTTCGGTATTCCGTTTGCCCATCAATGATTGTGGAACTTTATTGTTCTACAGATCAGGTGGGTCAATGGGCCTCCGTGTATTGTGGGAATTGTCAGCTCTGGGACACCATTGTATAACCCAAACAAGCTACCTAATTAGTCTCAAGAAAGAATTCAAGAGAAATACTAGTATAAGCCGGTATAGGTTAAAAGGTGAACCTATTAGGCAATTCGATCTATACGAAGTCGTTGGTGACGACAACTCCATTCAGGAGAGGTCCGTTGCAACTTCTTACGTTAGTATCGTTCAGTCTTTAGGATTTGCCCTTTCTTTGAAGAAAACTCTCATATCAAATAGTCCAAAAGGACTATTTTGTAAAAGAATTTTCCTTGGCCGTAAAGAGTATTCTGGCATAAGCCCTAATAATCTTGTACAATCTGTTCAAAATTTAGATTCCTATATAGGACTCATAAAAGTTTGTACAGAACGTGGCTTCAATGAAAACCTGTGCACCACTGATTGGCTAAAGATCGTCAAGAAAGGAGTAAAGTCCAATTGGATTAAATTACTCTGTAACAAATATATAGGTGCTCTGGAATTATTACCAGGCGACACGAATTATGATGATATCAGTCTTGAGGTCTTAGGACCAAGTTATAATGATAATCGTCATTTCTGGAACATCTACGTTATCTGCCTGTACTACTACGTTCAAAAAGAACTTGTTGAACAGGTACTCCCGAGAATATTATCAAGGAATAACCTTGATATTGTCTCAAGTGAGCTAGGAAGTGAACTAACTACTAATTACTGTAGCTGGTTTGTTGAGGACTTTTACAAAAAGTCTGAAAACTTTAAGTTTGGCAATTGTGGTCCATTAATGGACAACCTTTTACTAAACTTCACACGCCTAGAGTT